TGCAAGAGCGTCTGTGAAATACTTAACACCTTGAGCTAATGCGTCTATTCTGTCGTCGTGTCGGACTGCTCCTTTTTCACGACACATCCTACTCATTTGGTAGAATAGCATGTAAAGTAAACGTCTTTCTGGAGGTTCGTCTTTGTTGGAGTTGTAGTCCCAGTCGATAACGTCTTTATCAACAATAAGGCGATGCTGATTAAGAATAGGCTCAAGGGTATCAATAATACGGTCTTCTTTACGGACATTTGCACGTACTTCTTCAATGTCTATACCTTGTTGTGTCTGTTGAATATGTTTTTTAAAGAGTTCAGAGACAATACCATCACCAAAGTTTGTTTCAATAACTAGTTTGGTAACGTTGTATTTCTTACACCCTTTAAGGATGTCTAACAAAGTATTGTCGGAGTAACCATCCCGATAAGCTCTCATCTCATGGAGATAAAGGAACCCGTTACGTTGAGAGATGTACGCAGCTGTTGTCTCGTCACTACCTCTACCAGAAGGGTCTACTGAGCAGATTGTTTCTTGATACGGACCCCATTCCCCTTGGAGTTGCATCGGGGAGTAAAAGTAATCACCCGGTAAGCCAACCGTAGGCAGATCTTTGAGCACATTACGAGGGTCACTGCACCACACAACAGAGTCCGGCGCTTTAGTTGGGTTAACGGCGGTAACCACAAGGTCAGCCATTTTAAGTGGGAACTTTTCAGCATCACTAAGACTCGTGTCAAGCATGAACTGCAACATAAAGTTGCTACGACCCATTGACGCTTCCCGTTCAATAAGGTCGTCATCACCAAAGCGGTCAGGATCTGTAACACTCCAAGGTTCAGCACCGTTATCAATTAGTTCTTGGAGTTGAGGAGCAATCAATCCTTCGTAGTTTGATAGTTTACGGGGTACCCTAGCAGGCCAAACAAACGGACGGTAGTTACGCTCTGCTAGCTTACGATAGATGGTAAACGTTGTTTGGGGTGTACCAAGGTACATAATCCGACTATCAGACTTAGGAGTAAGGATAGACTCAGCCTCAGTGCACAGTTGAAGAAGTTTCTCCCTCATCATCTCCGTCATACTGTTGCCTGGTACCTCAATGTCATCAAGAATCATAAGGTCAGCACGTGAACCCGTAAGTTGACCCGTGATACCAACTGACTTAACGGACGGAGCTTGGTGAGGAGGACATTTAATATCAAAAGAAATACGAGACCACCGGGCTGAATCATCAGCAGGTTGCATATGGTTCAACCACGGGGTCTCAATGATAAGCTTCTGAAGGAAGATAGACATGTTATCTGCACGCTCTTTAGAAGCGGAGATAATCATGATCTTCTTCTCATTGTCTTTGAAAAGTGTCCAAAGAACAAAAGCTCCAGTAATCCACGACTTACCTACTCCTCGAAACGCTTGAATCTGTAGACGCTTAGGACCGTATTGTAAGTAATCTGCAATAGCGTATTGAGCACGGGTGGGAGAGGGTAGATCAAGCTGTGCCCAAAGAGCTTGTAAGAATAGCTTAAAATCGTCTCTAAGGAGGTCTAAGGTGTTCATAGGTACAATCTAGCGTAAAGGGGGGTAGAAGGGGGTTGTAGGGGCTTGTAGGGGTCAATCAGCGCATTATACTTGTAATGATTATACTCCTTCAAATCCAGGCAAACCTTGTCCCGGTGTAATGCGGATAACATCATTAACTGAGTTTGTAATCCTTTGTAGAGATGAACCTGCTCTTGATTTAGCAGTGGGAGTCGGCTCAGGTACAGCACCACCTTTAATTTTTAATGGTACAGCTGGTTTTGGTTTAGCTGTTACTGTAGGTTTAGGTGCAGGTTTAGCTGTTACTGTAGGTTTAGGTGCAGGTTTAGCTGTTACTGTAGGTTTAGGTGCAGGTTTAGCTGTTACTGTAGGTTTAGGTGCAGGTTTAGTGGGTTTATTGGGTTTAGGCTCAACAACACGTGTAGCAGGTTTTTGAACAACTGGTTCTGGTACAGGTTTTTGACTTACTGTACCAAAAACTAGATTTCCACCTTTAACTTTAATCCCACTAACAAATTCTACAGGATTTTGAGGTACTTTAGGGATTCGTGAAGTTCTGGGTTTAACTTTAACTTCACCAGTTGTTTTAATTTCAGATACATCAAATTCAGGTGGTACAGCTTGTTGAGTAATATTTTCTGGTAAAGGAGCTGGGGTTTTTCGATAAACAGGACGTGAACCAGAAATTATCATTCCTTGATTACGTAGATCATCTCTAAATCTCGATTGTGCGGCTGCCTGTTCAATAGGCATACCTGCATCAATATCAAGAGCAGCTTGGCGATCTAAGTTACCTATTACTTTAAGATTTTCTGATTCTAAAATTGCTTCGTAAAAATCATCAAGCCAATATTGAGGAATTCCTAGCCGTTTCATTTCAGCTTTAGGTATTCTAGGTTTCTCAGCGTGAGCAACATTTAGAACACCAATTTCAGATCGCATAGTACGGCCGGTTGTAGGACCACCTCCCATACCAGTTTTTAGATCAAAGTCTTTAGCTCCTTGAAAATGCCCCTCGTGATAAGCCCCAACTTTACCAACTTCTTCTGATAAATTAACTCTATCTTTAGATGCCCAGGCTTTGCTCCTACCTGCATTAGTTTTATACCAAAGAGCAGTGTCCTTGTTATACGTATTTTCAATCCAATCTAAAAACTGTTTTGGTATTTTTCTTACACCTTTTTTACTAGGATCTCTATCCATTAGTTAATGTGTGATAAGATAAGGTAAAAGCCGCCCATTACTGAGCGGCGGTATGTTGTTAAGCTTGTTTTTTCTTCTTTTTAGGGAAGACGCCACGAACATCAAAAGGTTTAGCAGTTTTATCCTGCTCAATTTTTAGCTTGTTTTGCTCAAAAGTGCTGCTTGCGCTAGACCCTTGCTTTGAAGTTGGTGTTTCTTTTTCAGTTTTTTGGCTAGGAGCTCCACCAGTCGTCATATCACGACCCATATCACGCCTAAAACGGTTAAGCAGCGGATTACCAGAGCCACCAATTTTTTCTCGATATTCTTGAGTACCTTGATAAAGACCCTTACCGCCTTCACGATACGTTTCAGAAGATTTTGCAGCTGGTTTTGAATCAGCCTTTGATTTAGTTTCGGTACGTGCTGGTTGAGCGGGTGGACGAGTAGTCGTAGTCTTTTGCTCAGCTGCGCTAACAGGCGGTTTACTGGGTTTAACGTCTGCAGGAGCAGGCTTGGGTTTTGGTTTTGGCTTTACTTCTGCCTTGGGTTTAGGCTTTGGTTTGGGTTTAGTAGGACCAGACCTGCTAAATCGACTTGTAATTTCAGCATTTCTAGCTTCATATTCACGTTTTGCTGCACTACCACCACCATATGCTGATGCTACGTCAAACGTTTCTTTTGACCGAGCAAGTTCGCGCTCTTTTGATTCTGCTAGTTGTTTAATTCTAAGCGCATTTTTTTTAGAAATTTGAGCTTGAGTTTGTTGATTTAGTCTTTCCCTTCTAGCAGCGGCTTCTCTAGCTAATCTGCGTTGTTTTTGTAAATAACTTTCGGCCATTATTAGTTGATGTGTGAAAGGATAAGCCCCTCTCGGGACGGATTAGTACCAAACGTCTGCCTCATCCACGTGAGCCAGTTATTCGTTCCTTTGTTCTGATTACATTTCCTGCAGGATGGAACCAAGTTTCTTGTTGTCGTTTGTCCTCCATTAAAACGAGGTATAACATGATCAAGAGTAAGTTCATTAAGTTCATAAGTTTCTCCACAATAGACACATTGACAATTGAAGTGTTCTTTTATGGCTCTACGCCACATCCGTTTTGCTTCGGGACTTGTCATGGTTATTAAATTTTGCAGGTAGTGATCAGGACTTGGGAAAAGCGGTGTCATGCGTAACGTGAGCGTTTACCGTGACCATTAGCAGCACGGTTTTTACGTTGAATCATAAGTTTGGTGTTACCATTTTTTGAATGGGAAACGTCTTTACCGTCACCATTACCGTAGGTACCACGTTTACGATTCTCTTTGTTTAGCTCTGTTCGTTTCTTAATTTGGAGCTTACTAGAGTCATACTTCTTTTGGTATGACTTGTAGTTACCGTTAGCATACTTTGGACCGCTGTGTTCAGACTTTCGGGCCATACAGCCTCCGTTGAACAAGTTCAGGATCAATTGTTGGCAGAATGTTTGCCAGTTTATCTAGCTGTGTACCCTCAAGAGCAACACCACTAATGTCATTTTTAGCGAGCCAGTCACACGCAGCCTTAAGGTCTTGTGTGCTGGCTTCTCCAGATTTGATGCGCTGTAGGAACTCAGTGGTTACGAGGTTGTGAAGCTCGTTGAACATGTCCTCAGACGCTTTTTTCTTAGACATTTTTCATTATGATTTTGTCTAGTTTATCTTCGATACGATCCATGTGCTCTTCCATCTTTGCCATCGTCTTTTCTAAGTCAGACTTCTGAACATAACAGGAGACAACACGGAGTTCAAAGGTATCCACACGCCTATCCATTTCAGTGATGCGGTGGTGGACAGCATTAATGCGGTTGTGTAGGCGGTTAGTAAGAGCGGTGATGCCAGCAATGATTGCTACAGCACCGGATACAATCGCTTCAGTCATGTTTGTTGCATTGGTCGAAAGGTCATAAACCAGCCGGAACCTGACCCTTCAACTTCCCAGCGAGGTAGCCAGTTCTTCCAGCTATAACGTACATCTTTTCCGCCTTTGCCGATGGTTACATAACCACCGTTAACGTTATCCATTTCACCGTATGGATCATGGAAGACACCTTTGTTGTCATCTTCACCAATAAGAAGCATCCAATGACCACCACCTCTTGGTGCTGAGGCAGGACCTTTATGGAGGATACCTGTTCCTACGGGGAAACCGCAGTTAAGTTCATTGAGAAGAGTATCTTTTGTACCTTTCTGGGAAAAGGT